GCTGTGGGTCACGAGATCCCTAGGCGACTTCGCTAAGACTGCGCCTGAAGGCATCCGCGATGCAGTCGAAGAGTTCCTACAATGGGCTGCGTTGGAGCCGGACGAGCTGAATTTGTATCAAGAGTATGAAAGCTGGATCGGTGAGGCTATCCGGCTTGGTACATCGGTGATGAAGACGCCAGTCGTGCATGAAATGATCCACGCGCCTGCAGGCGACGGATGGCAGGAGAAAGTGCTCTATGATGGCCCGAGGCCGCGGAAGCTGCGATTCGAGAATTTCAAATGTCCCGTCAATGTTGGCACGATTCAAGAGATGGACTTTAAGTACGACATCGTTCAACTTTCGCGCTCGCAGTTAGAACAACGCGCTTTTCAAGATGTGTACAACCGCGCAGCGGTTGAGCATGTTTTGAAAATGCCTGATCGAACTTCGAATGTTGGGCAGGTGCAATCGCAGAAAGAACAAGACGCGAAAGTCCGAACTGTGCCGGGATACGGATTCGCGGAGTGGGATATCTGTGAATGTCATTTTATATACCGCGTGGACGAAGTCCACTTTGCAAAATTGATCGTATGGTATCATCAACAAAGTGAAGAAATATTACGAAGCTATTTTCACTATTATCCGGACGAAATTTACATTGCTGCGCGTTTATTTTTCCGAGACGATATGTTTCACGGCCGCGGGTTCGCTGAGATGCTGCTGCCGTTTCAAGAAGAAATCTCGGAGATTCATAACCAGCGGCGAGATAATATGACGATAGCCAACATGAAAATGTGGGCTGTAGATCCGAACTCGCCGCTGCATAAGGGCTTTAAAATATTTCCATCCGCGATGGTTCCCGCGAAACAGGTTCAAGGTCAACCGGAGATATCACCACTTGAAATGGGCATCCCCGTACAGGGAGAAATCGATAGCGAGCGTTTGTCGTTGGATTTGGCCGAAAGGTTGTCGGGCGTATCGCCTCCTATGCAGGGGTATGGTGCTGGAACGAATACAAAGCGCGGCGTATATACTGCGATGGGAACGCTGTCCTTATTGCAAGAGGGCAATACACGTACCGATCTCAATATCAGCGACATACGTTTCGCGCATACTCGGCTGGGACGATTGCTGTGTCTGGAATATGGATCTTTCGGCGTGGGAGATGAAAGGCTGGCGAAGTTTGGAGAGCTGGCGCCGAAGATTGAATACGCTCTACAGGCTATTTCGGACGGCCGTATGGCGCTTCCGATCTATTCGAGCACTGCGTCGGTTAATCGAGAGGTCGAAAAACAATCAGATTTGATGCTGCAGGGCGTGATGGATCGATACCGCCAGGGTGTGCTAACGTTGATGGGCCAGATCCCGCAGATGCCACAGAACATTCAGCCGCACGCCATGAAGGAGCTGGAAGCGGCCTACATGCTGATGCAGATGACACTGCGACACTTTGGCTACGACGAAGTCGATCGCTTGGTTCCCAAGCCTGAAATTCAACAACAGCCTCAAGCGCCGCAAGGCGCACCGGGATCACCTCAGCAAGCACGCCCACCTGGTGCGCCCCAGGCGCCACAGCTGCCGCAGGTCATGCCGATGGGAGAAGCTGAAATGAGTCAAGGTCCGCCGATTGGCGGTGGGAGGCCGATGTGACGTCTCCGACGTTGCGCAAACCGCAGGCTTGGGAGCCATACAATAGAGACGAAGTCTCGAGGTGGATGCGTCAGATGCCGAATTCGTTTCGCGATTGGCTGTCGCGCGAGTACGACCTCGAGGTGCAGCAGCTTCGGACTTCGTCTGAGCCTTCGGCTGTCTATCGATCGCAGGGGCGGTTGGAAAAGCTAGAAATGATTATAAATCTACGGAAGGAGGCGTAGCATTATGGTATTTTGGAATCGGGATGAAGTACCACCGGAATTGCAGGGTAAAAAGCCGGAAGAAATCGCAGCCTCGTTGAAGCGTCTTAAGGAATTGGAAGACGCGAGCGAAGCGAGCAAAACAAAGTTCGAAGAAGAGCTGAAAGCTCTGCGGGGCGAAAGCGAAGCGCAGCGAGCGAAGCTCACTGAATGGGAAAACGCCGCTCAACAAGCTGCGGCGCAAATGCAGCAGCAGCGCCCTGTGGGCGCCAGCGAGCAGACGTCAGTGTGGGATGACCCGGATAAATACATCGACGAACGCACACGTGGAACTCAAATTGCAGCGTTGGGTGCAGCCCGGATGGCTGCACGATTGACGTTCCAACAGGGACTCGCTTCGCGAGATCAAAAGATTTTCAATAAATACGCTAACGAAATCGACAAGACAATTGAAACATATCATCCGATGGCACAGGGAATGCCACAGAACTGGAGCACGGCTTTTATTTATATTAAAGGCTTACATGAGCAGGACATATCGAAAATGGAAGCCGAAAACACCCCCTTCTTTTCGGAACCCGGATCGCGTGGCACGGAGCAAGCGGCTCCGCCAGCTGAAGAAAAACTCACGGCGGAAGAAGAAGAAGCGTGCGAAACGTTCCACTGGGACAAAGCGGGATACCTAAAACAGAAGAAAGCTGGCGCAATGTATCAATCGGAGAAAGGTGCATATGCAAGATTCCCAGTGCCTGCCGGACCCGATAGGAAGTGAGCGAAGCGAACATGACTATGACGAACAATCCGAGCAAACCACAGCCGAGTGCTGCGTCGATTTTTCACCCGCAGAATCAGGCTCAGACGTCTACTGTGCCACAGCGACCCGGCTCCCAAGCCCAGGTGCCGACGATGACGAATCAGTCGATCTTGGAACCTCTTGTCCGTAAGGATATAAAGGCTCCGCCGGACGAACTGGCGCAAGACATAGAGGCAAAGCCTCTGTCGATGCCCGAGTTTACATGTGATATTCAAGGGTATCTTGTGAATCAGCAGCTCGCTGCGCGATGGATCTTTACGGATCGACGGCGATACGCCCAGGCGAAAGCGCAAGGATTCCGCAATTGTACGAAACAGGATTTAAAACCAGGCTTCGCAACGCTAAACCCGTTCGAAGAGGAAGGAGGCACAAAATATATAAACGGTGACTTAATCTTGATGGTCATAGACCGAAAGCGCTATTTAGGGGCTTTGCGGTACAAACACGAAGTAGCCGATGCATTGTCGAATCCAGCGGTTCAACGCACGCTTTCGGCAAGGAAAGCAGTGCAAGATATGGGCGAGACAGTGGCAGCGGTCAATCGGCAGCGCATGGCCTCAGGACGCGAGCCAGTTATGTCGGTGTTCACGCCGGGCGCTGCCGATTTAAGTCAAACAAATTTGAATGCTAAAGAAATCGGTCGCATCGGAAGCGCCACAGGTGTGGATATGTTTACGGGTAAAGATGCTCCGAAGGAGGGCAAATAAATGGCAACTGCTTTAATTCAAGAACGTGGAACTGTGTCAGGCAATCAGATGAGAATGCGGCGGTTGCCTGAAGATGCAGGACAAACTTTTTTGCAGGGGACGCCGGTCGAGCTTGGAGCGGGCGGCTACGTACGGGCGATGGCGCCTACGGCGACTAAACTGCTCGGCATCGCTAAGGAGTTCGGTGTAAGTCTGACGACATCCGGGGCTCCGCTAGGACTGCCTGCAAACACGGCCAATATGATTCCGCCGCTAGGCGGAGGTCCGACGTTTGGTGTCGTGCAGTTTCAGCCGTTAGCTAAGACGTTCACTCGGCCGGTGTTTAACGACGGTCGAACCGGTGTCGTGCTCGCTATACCGGATACGGTGTTCTATGGTCAAGTCGGACCATCAGCGCCTGCGCCGACAGTAGCGCTCATCGGGCAGCAAGCGGGCTTGGTTAAAGATACGGACGGTCAGTGGTACGTGGATACCGCTGCTACACAGAAGCTGCTTGTGATCACTGGCTTAGATGCCTGGGATAAAAAGCGGGGTGTGTTGTTTGCGTTTCTAGATGACGTTGCGCAGTTACCAGCATAAGGGAGGGCGAAAGCCATGATGGTACGTGGGCAGTTTTTCCAATTGATGGCTTCAGGACTCCACGACCTCTTCGTTCATTTTCTCAGTTTGAAACAGCGTGACGAGGAATACTCGTACATTGCTAACATTGAGGAAAGCGATGCGGCGTTTGAGGACGAAGTCGAATTTTCGGGTCTTGGACCATTACAGCCGAAGTTTGAAGGCGAAGCTGTCATGTACCAAGATATAATTCAAGGCGGAATGAAGCGTTATCTTCATATGCCTTGGGCACTGGGAGTTAGAGCCAGTTGGGAGCTGATCAAAGACGATCAATATAAGCTCATCAATCAGGCTCCTAAATGCCTGGCGCGTAGCGCTCATTTTGTGAGGGAGATGCAGTTTTGGAACGTGTTGAATCTGGGCTTCACGACTCAGACCGTCATTGACGGAGTCACGCTCTTCAATTCACAGCATCCACTCTTGGGCGGGCCTACGGCTACAAATATCGGACCCGGTTTGCAACTTGGAGTGAATATCTACGCCGCAGGTACGTATCCGAATCGGCCCGCGACGGATATCGACTTGTCGTTCACTGGAATCCAAACGGCGATCAATATGTACGAGCGCTTGATTGATTCGCAGGGACTTCCGATCGCGACGAAGCCCCGCTACCTAGTGATTCCGCCTGAACTCAAATGGATCGCACGGGAGATCCTCGGCTCACCGAATAAGCCGTATACGACGGACAATGAGATCAATGCGTTGATCAAAGAAGATTTGATGTACTTCGTTGGTCACTATTTGACCTCGTTGACGGCGTGGTTCCTAATCGGCGAGAAAGATGCACACACGTTGAAATTTATGAACAGAGAGAATCTGGAAGAGGATTTCTCTGACGATTTCGATACACGTACGATCAAGCAAATTGCGACGATGCGCTTCAGCACCGGCGCGACGAACTGGATTGGGACGTGGGGTAGCAACGGTGCTTAGCGCAGAGTATTTAGCTGGCTTTTTCGACGGTGAGGGGTGGGTAAGTGCTACTTCTCAGAGGCAAAGCGTAGTTGCCGGAGTTTGTAACTGTAACCTCGAGATTATTAAAGAGATTCAAGTACAGTTTCCGGGGGCTTGCTTCAACATCAGGCCGGGTTCGGAAACATACCGGCCTGCGTACCGTCTGCAATGGACAAGTGGGAGTTGCTTGCCGTTTCTGTATTTTATTGTAGAGCATTTGAGAATTAAAAAGAAAGCTGTAGAACTGGCTATTGAACTTGCTCGAATCTGCCCTGCTAAAAACACCAAGCGATCTAACCTTAGACTCGCTGAAAGACGGGCACTTGGAGAGCAAATTCATCTGCTGGTTAAGCGAGGTGCCTGATGCCAATGATGAGTGGCACGGGGTGGACCGGGATTCCGTGGGTATTCTGCAATTGTCATCAAA